GCCGCGGCGGCGGTGCGGGCGCTCCCGGTGGCGGTGGGCGACGGGGAGCGCCCGCGGCTCTACATCGTGCGGTGACTCACCCGCCGGCGGGCGGGCGCGGCGCGGCGGCGTCCTCGGAGACGTCGCCGCGCTGCTGGCGCGTGCGCGCCGCGTCGCGGTCGGCGAGCGCCTCGGAGACGGCGGCCTTGATCCGCGGACCGAGCAGCCCGTTGGTCTGCGTCGCGGCCTGCTGCGCGGCGTCGCCGGCCTTGCCGAGCTGCTTGGCGACGAAGAGCGCCGTCACCACGGGGATGGTGAACGCGAAGAGCGGCGCGGTGTCGATGCCGTGGGTGGCGCCGTAGAGCCACCCGCCGATGGTGGCGAGCACGATGACGGTGCCGGCGGCGAGCATGACGAGCTCGGAGGTGGCGCCGCGGGGGTCCTCGGGCGGGGTGCTGCTCATGGTGTCTCCTCGGGGGTGTCGGTGATGACGCCGAGCTCGAGACGGACGCCGGCGAGCGCCTCTCGGAACGCGGCGATGGCGGCGGTGCTGGTGTCGTGCTCGAGCTGCGCGACGGTGGCCTCGAGGCGGTCGAGCTTGGTGCGGAGCTGCGCGCCGGCAGCCTCGAGCGTGTCGGTGTTCCACATGGCGCGGCCGGCGTCGCGGCGCGCCATGACGAGCCACGAGAGCGCCGGCGCGGTCGGGGCGGGCTTGCCGCCGGGCCCGTCCTCGTCGTGCCCGGTGAGGATCTTGGCCCACACCTCGTCGGCGGTGCGCTTGGCGATGGTGTCGAGCTGGGCGGGGGTGAGCTCCATGGTGTCGTCCTCTCGAGGAGCGATGGGGTTGGGTGCGATGCCGGCGATGCGGTCGCCGGCGAGGTCGAGCCCGTAGCCGAGCCACGCGAGGTCCCATGCGGCCTCGAGCGTCTCGATGGCCACCTCGCCGAGCGCGCCGCGCGATGGCCAGTCGGTCGAGCGGACGCGGCCCCCGCCGACGGACAGCGCCACGTGCCCGTGCGGCTGGCGCGGGCTCGTCCAGTAGACGGGCGCGCCGGCCGGCGGCGTGCGGTCGGTGCGGCGGAGCTGCGTGGCCTTCCACCCGGCGAGCGCGTCGGGCAGCCCGTACTTGTACACGCCGTTGAGCGACCACCACACGTGTTCCATGCACATGTCCGGCGTCCACACGGCGCGCGAGCGCGAGCGGGTGACGGCGGCGCCGGCGCTGTGCGGGGTGTTCCGTACGTCACCCATGGTCAGCCGAGCGGGTAGGAGCGGGAGAATTTGTAGTACCCGCCGAGCGTGGGACCGAGCCGGATGGACACCTCGCCGCCGGTCTGGATGAACCCGTGCGCCTGGGCGGCGCCGGCGCTCGAGCCGACGGGCCGGATGTCGTTCTGCGCCGGCGCGATGCTCTTGCCGTCGACGAGCGGGAGCGTGCCGATGACGTACGTTCCGCCGGCCACCATGCCGGTGTTCAGCCACCCGCCGGCGATGTAGACGACGCCGGCCTTGACCCGCGCGACGGGCGCCTCGCTGCCGGCCATCGGCGCGAACCCTGACGCGACGCTGATGGGCAGCCACCCGGTGTCGTGGAGGTGGTCGGCGATCGCCTGGGCGAGAGCCTCGGTCCAGTACGCGAGGTCTGGCGGGCTCTCGGGGTCGGCGAACGGGAACCCGAATTCGGTTGTGGCGCCCATGGTTTCGTCCTCTCGTCACTTGCTGTATTCGATTTCGAGCTCGGGCATGTTCGCGGCGGAGACGCCGAGCTTCCCGTAGTGCACCGGCGAGCTGCTCGAGCCCGGCCCGACGGTGATGGCGCGGGTGGTGCCACCCTTGAGCGCGGTGGCGAGCGCCGAGCTGGTGAGCTCCACGGTGCGCCGGTCACCCACACCCCAGCTCGAGACGGTGACGTACGGCCGGGCGCTCTTGAAGGTGGCGGGCTCGGCGATGACGCCGGCGGCGTAGCCGAACCGGACGTCGCCGCCGGCGAAGCTGTAGAAGTCGGTGGCGGTGGCGCGCAGCCGGATGCGGTGCACGGTGGCGCCGGCGAGCGCCTGCCCGATGGTCTTGCCCGTCTCGCCGCCGGTGCTGTTGGCGCCGGTGAAGAGCAGGAGTCCGGTCTGGTTGCCGTTGGTGCTCGAGACGTAGCCGAACGCGATCTGGTCCGGTTCCCAGTACGTGTGCTTGACGCCGGTGCCGCGGTAGGTGGCGTGGCCGGCAGCCTTCCACCGGGTGACGTACTTGACCTTGGGCGCCGGCGCCGGGTCGGGCGTCGACGGCGCCGCCGGCGGCGTCGTCGTCGTCACCACCGGGGTGTCGGTGTCGATGGTGGTGACGTCCTCGCGCCTCGAGGTCACCTCCATGGTGCCGGCCGGCCACGCGAACACGACACGGGAGACGATGCGGTCGGTGGTGCCGCGCGGGGTGGTGGTGCGCACGGTGTGCCCGGCGCGCAGCCAGTACGCGGAGACACCCACGACGGTCTGTGCCGTGGAGCGGGTGAGCTGCCGGGCGAGCACGTTGGCGGCGGCGGCGTTGGCCTCGGCCTGCGTCGTGGGCACGCTGCGCCGGTCGAGGCTGATGCGCTTGCCGGCGTCGCCGGTCACCTTGTACGTGCCCTGGGTGACGAGCGCGGTGGCCTGCACGCGCTTGTCGGCGCCGGCGCTGTCACGCCACTCGTACACGTGCGTGACGTAGTTGGCCCACGCGTCTCGGTCGATGCTGTCGGTGGTGTCGGTGAGGGTGCCGCCGGGCCCCGACGTCATCACGTGCACGGGCTCGGCGGCGAGCTTGGGCGCGGCGTCGAGGTGCCACGTGCGGGTGCCGTCGTCGAAGCACTGCGCGCCGATCCGGTCGGCGAGGTCGGCGATGGTGGCCCACCGGTCGGTCACCGGGTCGACGGTGACGGCCGGCCCGGCGACGGTGTTGATGAGCAGCGGCGGCGGGCTGATGCACTGCCCGATGAGCGTGTTGATGGCGGCGACGTGCGTGGACGCGGTGACGGCGGCGTTGACGGCCGGCGAGCCGTCGACGACGAGCGCCTCATCGGATGCGAGCTCGAGCAGCGCGGTGCCCTCGGGGCGCGAGACGGTCACCCGGCGGAGTCCAAGGTTGGCGAGGTCGTCGACGCTCTCGAGCCCACCCTCGAGCACGTACCCGGCCTCGAGCTGCACGCGGACGCCGGCGCGGGGGTCCAGGGCGGCGAGCTGCTCGAGCTCGTCGAGGCTGTCCGCGGCGCACGTGAGCGACGCCATGACGCGCGGGCTGCTCGTCTCGTCCCACGCCACCCGGGCGTCTCGGATGCGGAGCTGCAGCGGCGCGTCGGCGGTGGGGTCGATGGCCACCGCGCGGAAACGCTGCGCGTGCGGCGCGGTGATGAGCTGCGCCACCTCGGGCGCGTAATTGCCGGTGCTCACGGGCCCACCGTGAGCGCGCGGACGGTGGCGAACGCTGCCGCGACGTCGGCGCACGTGTCGAAGGTGGCCACGACGTCGGCGCAGCTCCACCCGGCCGCGGCGAGCAGCGGCCCGGCCGGCGCGGGCTGCTCGAGGTAGCCGAGCGTCACCGTCCACCGCCGGCGCGGCCCCAGCTCGTCGACGACGAGCTCGCCGCGCGGCGACACGTTGACGCTGCGCACCTTGGCGTACAGGTCCATGCCGGTGTGCTCGGGGTGCCGGATGAGCACCGCGTCGGTGGTGGAGCACACCTCGCGCAGCTCGTGCGCGCTCTCGTAGGAGTCGCACCACGCGACGAGCGTGCCGGTACGGGCGCCCATCGCGCCGGCGATGGACACGGACCACGGGCTGTCGAGGATCCGGTGCACCACCGAGCCGTCGTCACTGCTCTCGTCGCCGTCGAGGAACGCGTGCACGTCGGCGCGGCGGTTCGGCGAGACGGCGACGGCGACGACGGGCCGGGGCAGCTCGAGCGAGACGGTGCCGGTGACGGTGGCGTCGACGGTGCCGGCGACGAACGCGCCGAGCGTCGGCGACTCCTCGAGCATGACGCCATCCACGCGGAGCTGCTGGCCGGCCACGGGCAGGTAGAACACGGTGCGGACGCTCGCGGCGTTGGCGGGCAGCGTGTACGTCTGCGTGATGCGCTGCCACGTGCCGTCGAGGGTGAACGTCCAGTAAGAGAAGCCGGACAGGCTCGAGCCGGCGGCGTTGTAGCTGATGACGGCGAACCGGACGGTCTGCCCGGCGGTGCCCTTGACGTACGCGCTGCCCGTCCACCGCTCGCCGGCCTTGGCGGCGCTCGCCGTCGTCGGGTAGAAGAGCGCCGCGGCGGCGCCGCCGGACAGCACCGCGGACGCGACGCCGCCGGCGTCGGGCGCGTGGTCGGCGGTGTCTCGGGTGACGACGAGCCCACCCGATGTGACCCACGCGCTCGCGTCGGTCTCAAACGACGGGTTGGCGAGCACGTTGACGCGAGCGCCGGGCACGGAGTAGGTGACGGGCCCGTGGAGCGCGGGCTCGTAATCGGTGGCGACGAGCACACCGGACGCCGGCGCCTGCCCCTCGAGGAGTCGCACGGGCTGCTGCCCGTTGGCGTCGCTGCGCAGGATGACGAGCTCGCCGTCGGGTGCGTCGTCCACCTCGAGGCGCACCGCGGCGAAGTCGGGGAGCGGGGTGAGGGTCAGGCGGGTGCTCACGGCACGTACCTCCGTGCGACGGGGCTGGGCATGTACACCTCGCCGACGATGGGGCGGACGGGCACGGAGAGCGTGCCGATGGCGGAGCGCACCGCGCCGACGACGGACTGCACCGCGGCCCGGGCCGGCGGGTCGAGTCCCACGGGGATGTTGACGGGCACCTTGAGCGCCCGCTCGGCGGCGGCGTGCACGCGGTCGGCGGCGGCGCCGACGTCGGGCGCGCGGTCGTCCATGCCTCGAGCGGTGCCTAGTGCGGCCTGGGCGCCGACGTTGCGCTGAAACGCGGCGTAGATGGCGCCGCGCTGCTGGGCGGTGCCGTCGGCGTACGCGGCGGCGACGGCCGGCGGCTGCTGCGCCACCCACTCGAGGAACGCGGAGTCGCCGCGCTTCTGCACCTCGAGCAGATTGTCGCGGAAGTCCTCGGCGGCGCGGGTCTGCTCGTCGAGCACGCCGATGACGTCGGCCGCGGAGAGCTTGACCGTGTCGGCGTAGTCGGTCCACGAGTCGGCGGTGGTCTTGGTCGCGTCGGCCTGCTTCTGCGCCTCGGTCTGGATGACGCCGGTGAGCGCCGGGGTGGCGTCGGCGACGCCGGCGAGCGCCGTGCGGGCGGCGTCCTGCGCGGCCTGCAGCGCCGCGGCGGCGTCCGCGGCGCGCTGCTGCGCGGCGGCGAGCTCGTCGAGCTTGGGGCGCATGGCGTCGACGTCGCCGGCGGCACCCTGCGCACCCTGCCGGTACTGGTCCAGCGCGTCGTACGCGGCCTGGGCCCCCTGCACGTTGTCATCCCACACGCCGGCGAGCCCACCGCCGGTGCTGCCGAGCGCGCGCAGCTTGTCCTTGATCCGGTCGACGTCGGGCCCGCCGGTGACGACGGCGGTGATGTAGTCCTGCCACGCCACGCCGGCGCTCTCCACCGACGAGCGGAGCTGTGTGAGGTCGTCGTTGCTGGCGAGCGTCTCGAATGCGGTGGTGTACCGGTCGAGCTCGGTGGTGTCGGCGGACAGTCCGAGCCCGCGCAACTCCTCGCGGACGCTCTTGATGCGCTCTTGCGCCTCCTGCATTTGCGCGACGAGCACGCCGATGCCGGCGGCGGCGGCGAGCCCGGCCGCGGCGCCCACGGGCCCGAACCCGGCGAACGCGTTGGCGCCGATCTCCTGCACGATGTCGGTGACGTCGGAGAACTCACCGGAGAAGCTCGCCGCGGCCTCCCGGCCGGAGCTGCTCGCCTCGTCCTTGAAGTCGTCGAGCCCTTGGCCGGCCTTGTGCATGTCGTCGCGCACGTCGTCGCTGGCGCGCTTGCTGCTCTTGGCGATGGCGTCCATGGCGGCGTCGACGCGGCGGGCGGCGCTCTTGGCGTCGTCGCCGAACCGGTCGAGGTTGTCGCCGGCGTGCTTGGCGTCGTCGCCGAGCTTGTCGAGGTCACCGCCGGCGTCGCGGGCGGCGGCGCCGGTGCGGTCGAGGTTCGGGTCGACGCGCTCGAGGTCCTCGAGGCGCTCGCCGGCACCCTTGGCGGAGTCGGCGAGCTGGTCGAGGTCGTCGGCGGGCTGGGCGAGGTTGAAACGGTCGGTCTGCGAGAGGAACCGGAAGATGAGGTCACGAGCGCCGCTAGCCACGGGGGAGTGTCCTCTCGATGGTGTCGGTGACGATCTGCGCCCACGCGTCGATGACGCGGCCGGCGTTGTCCTTGAGCGTGGGGATGATGCTCGAGCGCGGCTGCCCGAACTGCTGCGTGGAGCGCAGCCGGTAGCTCGTCGAGCGCCCGCCGTGCCGGGTGCGGCGGGTGGTCGGCGTCACCCGCCGGCCGCCACCCCACTCGTTGCCGTACACGAGCTGGCGCACGGACGCGCCACCGCGCACGACGGGCCGGGCGCCACCCACCACCACCGTCGGGTCGGCGTCCTTGCGTGCCTTGGTGCCGGCGGCGAGCACCGCGCGGTACGGGCCGGCGAAGCTCGAGCGGATCCGGTCGGCGAGCGGTGACGCCACGTCGGTCTGTGCCGGGGCGGCGATGGCCTTGCGCACCTCGGCGGGCAGCCGGCGGAGCTGCCGCGACGTGTCGCGGCAGCTCCGCTCGAAAGCCTCGAGGTCGGTGGGCATCGTCAGTCGGCGGTGCCGTCGTTGTTGAGGTCGCGCTCGGGCTTGGTGCACCCCATGCTCACGGTGCTCGTGCCGTGGGCGCCGCCGGCGCCGCCGATGGGCCCGTGGGCGAGCGTGACGAGCGAGGTGAACGCGGGCAGCGCGGCGCCGTCCTTGGGCTGGAACTTGACCTGCACCTGCTCGCCGGCGTCCTCGTAAAGCCGGTTGGCGAGGCTGTTCGGGTCGGTCCAGTCCTGCACGAACGTGAGGTCGAGCTTCCACGTCGGCTCGGTCTGGTCGGTCCAGCTCGCGCCGGGGCTCATGCCGACGTAGGACACGTCCGACGTCGACGGCGTGAACACGGCCTGCGAGAGCGCGGGCGCGTAGTCGTCGGTGCCGATGGACAACACAATGTCCTTGAGCACGATGGGTGCGACGGGCTTGATCTTGGCCATGACGGTTACTCCTCGTTGACGGTTGCCGCCACGGTGGCGGTGATCTGGTAGGCGGGCGCGAGCGCGTCTCCGTAGGCGACGCGCTCGGCGTCGGACCACAGGAGCGAATCGGTGTGGTCGATGGCGCGGGTGACGTGCTCCATGGCCTCGTCCACCACGTCGTCGGCGCCGGGCGAGCTGGTCGCGCCGGTGAGCACGGTGACGGTGAACCGGTACGTGCGGGCCCACCGGCCGGCGTCGGGGTCGGGCACGACGCCACCCATGGCGAGCATCACGACGACGCCGGGCGGCGGGGTGATGTTCGCGGCGTACGGCAGGAGCTTCCACCCGGCCTCGGGGAGCGGGCTGCCGAGCTGCTCGGTGAGCGCGAGAGTGAGCTCGAGCTCGGCGAGCGCCCGGGCGGCGTGCTTGCCGGCCATCACCCGACCGCCGGCACGGGCGAGCTCGGGCGCAGGATGGCGCGCACCTCGTCGCGCAGCGGGCGCGGGCGGACCACCCACCCGTCGGCGTTCACCGGGTCACCCTCACGAGACGCGGCGTTGGCGACGTCGGCGGCGTGCATGGCCACGGCGAGCACGTACGCGGGGTTGGTGGCGTCGGCGACGGTGCCGGCCGGTGCCCACGCGATGACGCCGAGCTCGGCGACGGTGGCGATGCGCTCGGCCACCTCATCGCTCATGAGCGTGCTCGTGGCGTTCGGCCAATGCTCGCGCAGGAGCGCGAGGTCGGCCGGGTACGTGAGCGGCACGGTGTCTCCTCGAGGTCAGTAGTCCAGGGCGGCGGTGCCCGCGCGGCCGGCGGGGAAGAGCCGGCCGCGCGGGCGAGACGTCACGGCGTCTCGTCGGTGGTGGCGAGACGGACGACGCCGGCCGGCCGGATCACCTTGGCGACGAAGTAGGCCCACAGCGCGAGCTTGACGACGCCGGGCCCCTCCACCTCCTCGAAACGGAACGTGCGGATGGCGCTCTCGCCGATGTGGAGCGCGTCGTTGGCGAGCAGGTACGCGGCGGCGGCGTCGACGCTGTAGGCGCGCACGAGCTCCACGCCATCCACCTCGGCGCCGGTGCCGCCGGCGGTGATGGTGCCGTTGGCGTTGGTCGAGCCGACGCGGGCGAGCATCGGCCGGCCGGTGCCGTCGACGTCCTGCCGCAGCGTGGAGTAGAAGCTCGAGCCGGTGAAGAGCTCATCGGGCTGCTCGGTGTTCGCGTCGAAGAACGCGTCGATGGCGACGGAGACACCCTCCACCGTCGTCGTCGCGGCGGCGCTCGCCGGCGCGCTCGCCTCGAGCGCGGCGTTGGCCTTGGCCTCGGTCACGCGCCGGTAGTCCCGTCCCATCGCGGCGAGCGCGATGCGGTCGAGCGCGGGGTTGCTCGAGTCGATGAGCTCGCGCGAGAGCCGGTAGGCACCGGAGACGGCGCCGGGCTCCACAAGCACGTCGTCGGCGGTGAGGTCACCCTCGGGCGCGTGCGCCGTGCCCTCGGTGTGGTCGGCGATGCCGGAGAACTCACCTTCCACGGGCAGCCGGTACGGCGTCGCGTCGGTGAGCGTGACGGTGCCCACGCGGCTCACGATGGGCCGGCCCTTGTCGATGGCGGCAATGAGCATGTCCGGCCGCCACCCCTCGTGCACGTAGTTGTCGAGGGTGGAGCGCGTCTCCACGGCGGCGGTGAGCCGGCGGAGCGTCTCCTCGTGGCCGGCGCTGGCCATCGTCTGGAAGCGCGTGAACCGCGCGACGGCCTCGGCGTTCCCCATCGGGTCGAAGCGCGAGAGGTACGCGTCGCGCACGAGCGACGGGCCGGTGCCGTCGAGCGAGTAGACGACGGGCTCGCGCGAGACGCGTGCGGCCTCGTGGTTGGCCGGCGGGCGCGGCGCCGGCGTCTCGCCGGTCGCGGTGGCGGTCGTGCCGGCGCTCGCCTCGAGCTGGGCCGGCGCGGTCTGGCAGGTGGTCACGCCGGCGGCGTGAACCTGCCCGCAGATGTTGCACTCCATGGTGGTGTCCTCTCGGTGGGCGCCGGCGAGCGCCGGGCGGTCGGTGGGTGCGCGGTCGAAGGTGACGAGCGCGCGGTGTGTGTCGCCGGCAGCGGCGGCGAGAGCGGGCGAGCCGTCCACGCGGGCGTCGGCGAACGCGGGGATGGTGACGTGCGACACCTCGAGCAGCTCGCCGGCGGCGGGCACGGGCTCGTCGGGCTCGTCGGACCACATGCGTTCCACGAGCGCGTCCCACGTGGCGGCGTCCAGGGCGACGCCGACGGAGAGCCCATCGCGCCGGCCATCGGCAGCCATGGCGAGCGCCTCGTCGCCGGCGGCACCCTCGGGCACGTGGAAGGTGGCGAGGAGTCCCTCGGGGGTGTCGGTGAGCTTGGTGGCGTAGCCGAGCGGGCGCTCGGGGTCGTGCTGCTCGAGGAGCTTGATCCGTCCGACCTGCGCCGGCAGCGTGATGCTCCCCTGCGCGAACGTCACCGGGCCCACGCTCGAGTGCCCGACGGGCCCGTACGGGACGGCGAGCCCGGTGATGGTGCGCGCCTGCTCGTCGACGCCGTTGACGGCGGCGGCGAGCTGCAGCACGCGGCGCGTGGCGGTGGCGGTCACTGCTCGTCGCTCTCGGGCTGGGCGTCGCCGGCGACGATGGGCCGGCCGCCGGCGTCGGTCTGCACGCGTCCGCGGTCGGTGACGACGCCGCCACGGAACGCGTGCTGTCGCCGGCGCTGCCCGGCGGTGGTGTGTGCTCGGGGACGGTTACGGCGCGGCATCGTTGCTCCCGGTGTCGGTGGCGGGCGGGTTGGTGGCGGTCGGGGTGGTGCCGAGCTCGGGCGACTCGGGCAGCGCGAGGAACATGGCGCGCGCCTCGGTGGTCGTCATGACGGGCCCACCGGACGCGGCGACGGCGGTGGTGACGCGCTCGGTGGCGTCGCCGAGCAGCCAATCGGCGGTCTTGAAGGTGACGACGTGCCCGCGCGGCGTGACGTCGGGCATGGACAGTCGCGCGGCGATGGCCTCGAGGTACGGCCGGTAGGCGGTGGAGAGCCGGGCCCGGCGTACCTCGCCTTGGTTGGCGTACGTCATCCCGGTAGCGAGCGGAGCGTTGACGGCGGCGGCGTCGAGCTTGGTGAGGCGCGCCACCTCCACCGCGGTGTTCTGGCGCGCCTCGAGGAGCTGCAGCTCCTTGGCGGTGGTGCGGTTCGGCACGTGGTGCTCGAGGCTGCGCGGCAGGTACGCGGTGCCCTCGAGGCTGCGCGCCTTGCGCCAATTCGTGAGGAGCGTGGTGATTTCGTCGGTGGTGAGGTCGGCGCCGACGCCGGCCGGCCGGGTGTCGCGCAGCACGTCGGCCGGCGTCTCACCCTTGGCGTACTTGCGCGCGGCCTGCTCGAGCATGAGCCCGGTGCGCAGCGCGACGACGCCGCGGGCGAGGAGTCCCTCATCGGGCCCGTCGAAGCGGATGAGGTGGTTGGCCTGCTCGGCGGTCAGCGGGGTGCCGTCGAGCACGACGACGCCGCCGCGCTGCACGGTGATCCGCTCGGGCGCGATGCGGTGCACCGTCTCGGGGAAACCCTGGGCGTCGGTGGTGTCCACCCACCACCACGCCACCGGCCCGAAGATGAGGTCGTCGACGAGCCACGTGATGACCCACTGCCGGGTCGTGCGCGGGTCGGGCTGCTCGAGGAGCTTGCGCGCCACCTCGGCGGTGCCGCGGGTGGCCACGAGCGGGAACGTGCCGATGGTGGCAGCGATGCAGTCACGCGCCGCGGCGACGGGCGGCAGGGTGATGGCCTGCGCGCGGGTGATGCGCTCGAGCTGGGTGTTGATGCCGTACGCCTGCGCCACCTCGGCCGGCAGGTCGGACACCTGCGCGACGTCGCCGGACCCGCCGATGGTGACGAGCTCGGCGGTGAGCTCCTCGGGCGGCATGAGGTCGGTGGCGTTGAGCCAGTCGCGGAACCGCTGGAAGGGCTTGGGCACGTATCCACAATGGATACACACATCGGGATAAGTCACACCGCGCGGTGTGTCGCCGCAAATCTTCCCGTTTCGAGCAGCTGCTCGAGGCGCCGAAACGGGAAGATTTGCGGCCCGCTCTACCGGCCGACGCCACCCACGACGGGCGCGCCCATGACGGGCACCTCGAGCGCAGCCCACCGGGCGACGGTCACACCCTCGAGACACGTGATCGACGCGGAGCTCTTGACGCGGGACCATGCCCACAAGCCGTCGCCGAGCGTGCGTTTGGCGGCGTTGGGAACGGCGGCGTTGAGGTCGGGGTGGTTCGGGTGGACGATGCCGGCGGGCTCGCCGCGGCCGGCGTCGATGGCGGCGGTGAGGATGGCGCCGCAGCTCCCGGCGTACTGCGTGCTCGTCGGGCTCACGACGTAGTAGCCGGCGCGCTCGAGCGCGGCGTGCATGTCGACGCCGGGCCCGATCTTGTCAATGGCCACCGGTGGCCGGCCCCACCGCGGCGCGAGCTCGTCGAGGCGGTCGAGCACCCACGACGAGCCGGGCCGGTAGTCGATGACGTCCAGGGCGACGCCGGCCGGCGTGCGCCACGCTGCGCAGATAGCGGCGTCGGCGCCGTCGATGCCGACGGCGACGGCGAGCACCGCGCCGGCCGGCGCCGGCCACGAGTCCGGGGCGAGACGGGACCACCCGACGGACGGGATGAGCGAGGTGATGGTGGAGGTGGGCAGGTTGCCGAGCGCGCGCAGGATGGCATCGGGCGACGGGCGGGACTCCTCGGGCAGCTTGAGCGCCCGGGCGACGGCGGCGAACCGGTCGAGCCGGGTGATGGTGTGCCCCCACGCCGGGTGGTGCTCGGCGATGGTGGCGAGCGCCGCCATGTACGGCGGGCTGCCCTCGTCCTCCTCGAGCTGGGCGCGCAGCTCGTCGCGAAGCTCGAGCGGCACCCCCATGTCGATGATGGCCACGCCGGTGTTCATGCCGGCGGCGAGCGCCGCGCGGGCGCTCTCCACCTTGCCGTGGAACCACACGGAGTCCTTGGTGCCCATGGTGGAGAACACGCTCACCTGCCCGCCGGTGGTGAGCAGCGTGGGCGCAATGCCTTGGTCGATGTTGGCGCCTTCCACCGCCGAGAAGCTCCACCCCTCGTCGACGTCGACGAGCTCGGAATCCTTGCCGTGGAGCGCGTCATCGTTGGGCGCGAACACGCGCCACGTGCTGCCGTTGGTGAAATGCCACCCCTCGGAACCCTGCGAGCGCCGCAGCCGAGCGGAGCGGGCGAGCACGCCGGGCGCTCGTTTCACGCGCGGCTGCACCTCGTCCACGATGATGTCGCGGGCGTCCTGCCGGGTCTGCGCGGTAAGCCACAGCCGGCAGCCGGGCCGGATGAGCGCCCGGTGCCACACGAGCGGGTGACGGCCGGCGGTCTTGCCGCCGCGGCGCGGGACAGTGACGATCACCTCGTCATAGGCCCACCGGTGCGGCTCGAGCTCCTCGGTGTGGAGCGCCCACACGTGGCGCTGCCATGGCATCCGATGGGTGTAGCCGAACGCGTGCGCGAGGCGCGAGACGGCGTGCCCGTGGTTGCGCCGGCCCTCGGTGAGCGGAGTGACGAATCGGGCGCCGGGGTGGTCCAGGGTGAGGCTCATTCACCACCCTCGAGCAGCGCGCGGAGCTGCTCGGCGTCATCGGCACCGGTGTCGGCGCCGGCGAGGAGCGCGAGGTGCTCGCGCAGCTCTTTGTGAAGCTGGGCGAGAGCGTAGGTCTCCACCTTGCCGCCGCCGCGGCCCGATGCAACGTCGATGCTGTGTCCGAGCTGCTTGGCCGACGCGGCGATGCCGGCGAGCTGCTCGAGGCGGTCGGGGTCGCTCTTGCGCAGCGCGGCGAGCTGCTCGCGCACGCCGCGGTAGACGGCGCCGCCGCGGGTGGGCCCGTGGTCCTCGAGCCCGGGCAGCGCAGCGCCCGCGGACCCCGCGCGGCTCTTCCCGGTTGATTTCGTGTTGTTTCGTTTCGTTGTGCTCACTTGCGCGGATTCCGTTCTGTTTGAAGCGAACCCACCGATGGGGGGAGAGAGAAACGGACAGTCGGGGGTGTTCGGGGTGCCCCCCGGCCCCAAGGAACGGCGACGCGTCGGCGCTCGCGCTCGAGGGTGCGCAGGTCACCCCACCGCTCGGCGATGAGCTCGGCCGGCGTCGCGTGCTCGGGGGTAGGTGCGGGTGCTGTCACCACACCCACCCCCGCGGCACCGGGCGCTCGGCGTGGGCGAGGCGCCCACCGTCCGAGCTGTTGTGCGGCTCGCACTCGCCGCGCAGGTTGTCGGGGGTGTCGGTGCCCCCCTGGCCTTTGGGCACGATGTGCCCGGCGTCGGTGGCGGGCGCACCGCACGGCCGGCCATCGGCGTCGGGTACCCGGCACGTGTACCCGTCGCGCTCGAGCACGTACGCGCGCACCTTGCGCCACGCTCGGGTGCTGCCCCCCTTCCACGCTCTACTCACCGCGCACCACCTCGAGGTGCCGGGCCGGCCGGGGGTCGCACGTCGGATGGGTGCCGCGGTCCTCGGCGCTGGCGAGGTACGGGTGGAGCGCCATGCCGCACGCTCGGCAGCGTGGCCACCCGGCACGTCGACGCCACGCGGCCGACGTGCCGATGGATGGCGGGATGCTCGAGCCCGGTAGGCGCGGCATGACTCACGGCCGGGCGAGACGCCGCTCGAGGCGCCCGTTGGTGTGGTGCGTGACGGTGCGCCCGTCGGGCCTCACCTCGTGCACGCCGTCGGTGACGTGCACGAGCTGCTCGCTCTCGCCGGCGCGCACGACGAGCTCGGCGTCACACCCGGGCTCGGTGCACGTTGCGATGTGGGCGCCGCGGTCCAGCTCGGCGGTGAGCTCCACCCACGACGGCACGCGCCGGCGCGCGCCGCGTCGAGGCTCGGGGTAGGGCTGCCCGGTGAGGTACGCGAGCTCGAGCTCGCTGGCGCGGTTCTCGGCCGCACGTCGCCGGCGACGCTCGTCCTCGAGCTCGGCGTCGAGCTTGTGCCGCTCGGCGCACGCGAGCAGCCATGCGACGCCGAGCCCGACGGCGATGGCGGCGAGGATGGCGAGCGCGGTGTAGAGCTCACGGGTGGTGTCGTCCATGGTCAGCCTCTCGGGCGGGCGCGCCGGCGCTTGGGTGCCGGCGGCGCGGGGTCGGTGGTGGCGAGCGGGTCGGTGGTCGTCGGGTAGAGCGCGCGGTCGAGGCGCTGGGCCCACCGGGCGAACTCACGGCGCAGCACGCGGCGCTCGCTGCCGTCGGGCACGGAGTCCAGGGCGGCAGTCATGCCGGCCACGAGCGCGCGCACCTCGGGCGTCTGCTCGCGCCGGCCGCGGAACGTGTCGGACTCCTCGTGCCACGTGAGCCCGGCGGCGTAGCCGGCCCGGTGGACGGCGCGACGCGGCAGGGTCGTCGCGTCGCACACCCACGCGACGGTGTGCCCGTAGGTGAGGAGCTGCACGGCGAGCGCGTCGGCCCTCACTGCGCCGGCGTCACATTCGGGCCGGCGCTCTCGGCGAGCACGCTGTCTCGGAAGGCGACGGCGGCGAGGTCGGCGCGGCTCTCGGCGCTCTCGAGGCGGGTGCGGGCGCTCGCGTAGACGGCGGCGGCGTCCTCGAAGGCTCGGCGGGCGGTGGTGAGCTCGGCGCGTGCGGCGACGAGCTCGGACTCCTCGGGCGTCTCGGTGGTGGTGGGCTGGTCACTCATCGTCGTGCGTCTCCTCGGTGCGGTGGGTGTCGCGCCATCCCTCGGGCGCGGGGGTGGTGAGCGTCAGACAGTCGCCGGGGTGGCGCAGCCCGCACGCGTGGCAGATGGGCGCTCGGCTCTTGCGCTCGGCCTCGAGGCGCTCGCGTCGCTGCGTCTCGGCGATCTGCCGCGGGGTCGTGCCGCAGGCACGGCACCGGGCGTGCTGTCCGTGGTGGGTGGAGCTCGGCTCCCCCGGCCTCGCCGGGGGTTGGGGGGTTTCTTGGTTAATTGGTTCTTGTTCGTGCCGCACGGGTGCGGCCCCCGGCGCCGCATCGGTGCGGCCCCGGTGCCGCACGGGTGCGGCCCCGGTCTGCGCGGTGAGCGTGGGAGCGTCCGCGGTGGGCTTGGCGCTGCGCAGCGTGTAGAGGTTGGAGGTCTGCTCGCCGGTGCCCTTGGCCCGGGCGCGCTTGACGACGGCGCCGGCCTTGAGCAGCTCGGCCATGGCGCGGTCTACGGTGTCCACGCTCGCGCTCATGCGCTCGGCGAGCAGCCCTCGAGACGGGAAGCACGAGCCATCGCGGCCGGCGTGGTCGGCGAGCAGCGCGTACAGGTGGACGGCCCGCGACGAGAGCCCGGCGTCGAGCACCCACACCGGCACGATGGCGAACGGCGGGAGGTCACTCTCGAGCTGGTCGGTCACGTCGTCACGCCTCGAGCGGCGCGAGGAGCTCGTCGACGCTGGCGGCGCTCACCCGCCACTGCTGCCCGACCTTGACGGCCCGCAGCTCGCCGCGCTCGATGAGGCTGATGACGGTCTGCCGGTGCACGTTGAGACGGCGGGCGGTCTCGGCGATGGTGAGCGGGGCGGTTGGGGTGGTCTGCGTATCCATAACGGATATATCCCACGTATCCGCTAAGGAAACAAGTATCCGCACAGGGAAACCGCATGGTTTTTGCAGACGTCTGCGTACCATGACGAACATGCACACCGACCCGAAGCTGGCCCACGTGGCCGCGGAGCTCGTCGAGCCGAGCAAGCACAATGCCGGCGCCAACCAAGCCGTCACGCTCGTCGTGCTCGCTGAGTGCAAGCGCCTGGGCATCACGCGCGCCGAGCTCGCGCGCCGTCTCGGGCAGCGCCCGGCGTGGGTGACCCAGAAGCTCAACGGTCACCGGCGGTGGACGGTCGATGATCTTGACCTGCTCGCCGAGCGGCTCGAAATGCCCCTAGCGGCACTACTGCTGCCGCCGGCGCCTATCCGCGGTGAGGTCGTCGCGCTCCATACCGGACGGTATGACTCGCGTATCCGCTGGCGGAACATGCCGAGACTCGCCGAGACTTGCCAGTACGCGGCAGCCTGACATAGGACGTGCCCATGGACGTATCCGCAGGGGGAAACGACGACGAACACCCGACCCTCGGGGGGTGGCGGCTCGAGCTGCGCCGGCAGGGGTACGCGCGGAACACCGTGGTGGCGAAGGTGGACGCGGTGCGGCTCGCTGCGCAGCACGCCGGCGTCCCGCCGCACGAGCTGCGCCGGCCGCACATCCTCGCGTGGGTCGGCGACGGCGAGCGGGCAGCGTGGACGCGCGCCAAGTACCTCTCGCACGTCAAAGCGTGGTGCGCGTGGGCAGGGCTGCCCGACGCCACCGATGGCGTGAAGCGCCCGCGGCTGCCGGCTGGGCTGCCCCGGCCGCTCGGCGAGGATGAGCTCGCGCGCCTGCTCGCGTCCCTCGAGAGGGACCGACGGACACGCGCGTTCGTGGTGCTCGGCGCGTACGCGGGGCTGCGCAGCGCCGAGACGGCGGCGGTGCGCGGCGATGACTTGGTGATGCCGGCCGGCGCGCCCATGCTGCACGTCGTCGGGAAGGGCGGCGTCGAGGCGCTCCTCCCGGCCGCGCCCATCGTCGCGGAAACGGTGCGAGAGCTCGCCGCAGGGCGCCCGGGCAGGATCTTCCCCGACGCCACGCCACGAGCCGTCCAGGGCGCCGTACGGCGCGCTGGACGGCGCATCGGCATCGAGGTCTCGAGCCACATGCTGCGCCACCGGTACGGGACGATGCTCTACGCGGGCGGGCGGGACCTGCTGATGGTCCAGCAGCTCATGCGCCACACGTCGCCGGCCACCACCGCGGGGTACGCGAAGGTGGCCGACGACGCCGCCGCGGCGGCGGTGCGGGCGCTCCCGGGGGCGGGGGGCGACGGGGGGGGCCCGCCGGGCAGCATCGGGCGGTGTCTC